CAGCCATTGAATCTCTGTGGTTTGAGGCCATGTTTGTGGGTCTGAGGAAGCTTGATGAGTTTGCCGCCTGGGTAGGTCCGCACGCTGTTGCTGCTGTAATAACCCGCATGTTCCAACGAGGTTACCCTATCTGGTCCATAGATTATTCTAACTTTGATGCCACAGTTCCTGGTTGGTTGATCTATGCGGCGTTTGATGTGTTAGCCTCTGTAGGAATTCTGAACCAAGAGGATTTGCGAGTAGTTCGTTTCCTGAACGAACACTGTCGAATGTGCGACCTGGTAACACCATGTGGACGGTTGAGTGGCCGTGGTCATGGAATTCCATCAGGATCCGGTTTGACAAATCTGCTTGGGTGTGTGGTTAATCTCCTAGTAATGGAGGTGGCCTCCGCCCGATTTGGATTTACCATATTGGATACCCTGGTGCAAGGAGATGACAGTGCCACTCAGTTAATACCACACGGAAAACACCCCTTCGACCTGGAGGAGGTAGCCAACTTTATCAAAAGGCGGTTTGGCATGACCTTGCATCCTGATAAGCAACTCGTGTCAAGTTCTGAAGTGAGGTTCCTTCAGAATGTGCACAGAGCGTCTTATCAGGTACGGGGCTTCAATGTCGGTGTTAGACCAATCATGCGCGTCTTGAACGGGATGATGTCGTATGAACGTTTTCGTCCAGGGTGGTCAGCTGCGATGGATTCGCTGCGGTGGATTCAGCAGGTAGAAGCTGCTAGGTACCATCCTTCGTACCCAGAGTTTGTGGAATTTCTAAGTGTACACGACAAGGAGTCCACAAAGCCCGTACCACAACTTATCTCGGAAGCCGGGGGTTTGGAAGTGGTTCAGGAGCTTTTATCAAGTAATTTCCACGTGGGGAAAACCCCTGTGGAGATGCTGGAAAACACTATGACAGCTCATATGCTTATGACGATCACGCAAGGTGGTGACCCGCGTGTGTATTGGTCAGAGCATACGCATTAGCGTTTATCGCTTCTTAATCATCACCCTACTACGTGGATGGGTGGTTGGATATCTTTTCCGGGTCTCACCAATTAAAGAGATTTGGGTTATAGGAG